ATCCCTGACTTCGCTAAGCCTTAGTCATTTCGGTACGATACGTAAGCCCAGATTGCTTGGTTGATACGGTCGAGTTCGCATTTGCCTCCGAGGTAACGGTGTATAGCATTGTAGAACTTGATTAATTCAAGGTCATTCCACATAAACCGATGTTTAAACTCGTCGAGTTCTTCGCCTTGCATGAAATTTAGTCCGACAATATCGTCCCCTACTTTTTCGATGTAGACATAGCGGTCATCTTGGTTGCACCATACGATCTGTTTGCTCTCAATTAATTCATATTCGCTCATAGTAGTTGTTTTTAGTTACATCATTATTATCAAAAGTCATTCGTGTTCGTTTTGTAAGCGGTGCTATACACGTTTTACTTCGAAAACGGTAAGAAATAATTAGTTTACCTCAAAAGATCGTTGAAAAAGGTGACATTAGGGTGTTATACTAAATAATAGTAGGCTAACGTCGCTATTTTAGTTAGATTTAACTGTGTTGTAGGACGGAGTCTACTCTTCCGGCGCTATCTCAAAGCCAGGCTAATATAGTGTATAGCAAAAAGTGTGACATTAGCTGCTTATAACTACTAATAGCAGGCTAACGTCGCACATTTTTAATCATTATCGTACTTCTTCATTTTGTTCAATGAATTCTAGTGCTAGCTCAAATGCTTGCTCAAGCAAACCAAGCTCGCATATCTCATCAACTCTTTTATTTAATAGTTCGCATTCATTTGGTGTAAATGCAGCTTCATTTGTCTTATAACTGATCACGTCAGCCGGATCATCATCAAAGTGAAATATTAAATCATTATCATTTAGATATTGTACAAATGTTTTTAAGTCTTCTTGGTTTTTAATTTGATTTTTCATAGTATTTATTATTTGTTACATTTATATTATCATTTGAGAGTCGTACTCAGACTGTAGAGCGTATAGCACCGGTTATTCAACCGATACTATAACTTCAACTTTAGCTAGATGTCTGACATTACTTGGCATATCAGTAGATTGTGACCAGTATTGTCTTTTGATCCAACATGGCATTATAGATAGCTTTGGTAGCATAACATTTAATATTTCGTCGTGATTGTACGTCACACGTTGGTTCTTGTTGTTGATGAATGTGATTACTTGATTTCGGCCTAACCAATTCTTTCTGACTACAAAGTTAGCTCGTTCGATCGGCGGATAAATTAAAGCCAATTCTTCAGTTGATAATTTAGCGATTGCTTGCTGTAATAATTCTTGATTGTTCATAGTTGTTTAATTTAAAGTTATTAGTTGTTTTTAGATTCATTAATATTATCAAATTCAATTCGTATTGGTTTTGTAAGAACTTTTATTTTTATTTAGATTAGTTTGTTACTTTGTTACTTACATATATATTATCAAATACTATTCGTATTCAGACTGTAAATGCTATACACAAGCTCCGCTCGCAAGCTCGCATGCTCTGCCCTGCCAATTCCATCTAGTGGAGTAAATAAACCCCATTTAAGGGGCTTTATTCCGTTATGTTAGTTCATCACAGGATCTACTCCTTTTTGATCGATCCAGTCCCAGTATGCAAATCCCTGCCTGGTGTAAGACCACTTGCACATCTCCGATATGAATGCATCCGATTTGATACATTCGTTTACGTGCTCAGATCCCATTTGCCATCTTGATTCCTCAATCAGGTCTAGTCTTGTCTGTGGGTGCAGATCACTTAGTCTTACTCTCATGATATGTATTCGTTAAAGTGGTTTAATTGTTCTTCAGTTAGACTTGATCTCCAGGCTTGGACATAGACTTCTTCTTCTTGACATAGTAATTCTAATTCTTCTTCTGACATTTTGTTTGTTTTTATATTCATATATATTATCAAATACACTTCGTATTCGTTCTGTAGAGGATGCTATACGCGTTGCTATACACGCTGCGCGTCGCTCCGCTCCGTTATCGTACCATGACCATAGCCGAGTCATACGGGTACACACACTGTACGTAAAGCATCACATCATAACAAATGCACGTCAACATAACATAACAATCACACGACACGCCACAGCAGCCAGCAGCGCACCAGGAAAGCCAGGCCGTTCCCAGGAATCATACAAGAAAGTCAAACCATTTGGGAATAACTCGAAAAAGGTTAGGGGACCCGGCAAAATAAAATGCGTTTCCGTTTCTGTTTGGGAAAATGAAAATACGTATATAGCCCCTTACTTATATATATCTAGTAACACACATTCAGCAACACCGTTGACTACGCCGGGCCTGCTAAAAAATTTTTTATTATATTTTTTTCTACAACATAAGATATAGTTTACGAATACATATCCTTTTGTAAATTATATTTTACTTTATGCAGAATAGCGACATTAGCTAGTTATATTATATAGTAGTAGGCTAACGTCACTGTTTTACGATGCTGTAAGATTTAGGTTTGTTGCGTGAGTATATAACTATACTAAAATTAAGATATGGCACAGAAATTATCGCTTATCGCTGCTAGAGCTAAAGCAATACGAGATAAGGCATTTGCAATGACCGATGAACGAAGAGAAAAGAAAGCACACTCGCAGAGGATGCATCGTAAGACCCCGTCTGCTAAGGGTAAAGACTATGATCATGAAGATGGTAGATTTGAGTCGGTGAGACAGAATAGAGGCAATGAAGGCGAAGGCACTAAGAAGGAAAGCGGTAAGAAGTATAAAATAGATAAGAATAAATAATATGGCTACAAAAGGTATAGGTCCACAGGGATTAGGTATTAAAGGGCACAAAGGTCTTTGGATTGGCGATGCTAGTACAAAGGATAATACTAAGAATAGTAAACCAGGTTCTACTAAGATGAAAAATTGCGGTGGATCTAAAATGGGTAATAAAAAGAAATAAGTATGGCTACTCAAAAAGCTATGGGTAAAGGACAGTTGATTGATAGATTATCAGCACAAGTTGGTAGTCGATCATTGGCTATTGGTATACTCAAGAAACGTGGTGACCTAAAAGCAGATGGTAAAACCTTAACTGCGCATGGTAAAAAACGAAACGCAATGACGGCTGAGGAACGTGCTAAAGATAGAGCTTCTAAAGCAACGGGAAAACCGGCAAGTAGTTTCACATACAACGCATCGACAAATAGAACTAAAAATAAATAACATGGCTGAAAAGAAATCAAAGACAGTTAAAGACGCTTGTTATACCAAAGTGAAAGCGACCTATAAAGTATTCCCTTCTGCGTATGCAAGTGGTGCTATCGCTAAATGTAGAAAAGCTAAAGCTAAGAAATAATGGCTATTCGTAAAACGGAACAAGGCGCATCGTTAAAAAGATGGTTCAATGAAAAATGGACAGACGAGAAAGGTAACCCATGCGGATCAACTAAAAACAAAAGTGTAAAAGCATGTAGACCGTCAAAAAGAGTAAGCTCTGATTCCCCAAAACCCTGGAGTGAAATGTCAAGAACTGAGAAGACAAAAGTTGTATCAGCTAAGAAAGCAACGGGTATGGGCAAAAGAAGACCAAGTAGTAGTAATGTATCATAAAAATAAGTAACATGGCAAAGACAGCAGCATGGACTAGAAAAGAAGGCAAAGATCCTAAAGGCGGATTAAACGCAAAAGGGGTTGCTTCATATAGAAGAGAAAACCCAGGATCTAAATTACAAACGGCGGTTACTAAAAAACCATCGGAATTAAAACCTGGTAGTAAAGATGCAATGAGACGTAAATCTTTTTGTGCTAGAATGTCTGGTATGCCAGGCCCATTGAAAAAACCAAACGGAGAACCAACAAGAAAGAAACTTGCATTAGACAAGTGGAACTGTTAATATATAAATAGACATGGCAATAATATATAGTTACCCAACCGCAACTCCAGAAGCTGCAGACTTATTAGTTGGTACAGAAATAACAGGAACAGGTGAAGATGTGCCTAGAACAAGAACATTTACGATTAGTTCTATAGCTTCATTTGTAACAAATAATAATACTGTTACAAATACAACCTCAGTAGCGTTATCTTTGGCTACATTGAATTCAACTTATCCATCAGCAACCATTGGATTTAAAGTGCAATGTGCGAACGCTGCTGTACTAAAAATATATGAAAAAACTTCAACGGCGTGGATTTCATATACGATTGCTAACGTTGTATAAAATAAATAAGTAGTATGGCTATAATATATTCATATCCATTAAACGACGATATAAAGCCGTTAGATGAGTTAGTTGGAACAACAGAGAAGAATATTAATGGTCAATTAAAAACTGTTACCAGGAATTTTCTATTAGCAGATCTGGCAGAATTTTTTATAGTTGATGGAGGATTGCAGAAAACAATTATTTTAACTACTATAGGAAATAGCGGAGTTGCCACATTAGACCAGGTAACTGGAATACTAAATATCCCAGAATACGCAGGATTACAAAATCTGCAACAAGTTACTGATTTAGGTAACGTTACAAGTAATTCAATGCGCGTTGAATCGGCTAATAGTTATAGCCAAATTAATGCTTCAAACATAGGAACTGAAAGCACTACATTGAGCACCTATGCTTATTTAAGAAATAATGGCTCTATAAGCATTAGGGGCGGGGCAGTGGAATCTAATATAAAAAATACAGGCGTAACAAATTCAGGAGTAATACTTGAATTTCCAAATAAAACATCAGGGAGCTATACGATAGCCACAACAGATGATGTACCTACAACGCCAGGACTCCAACAAGTAACAGACGAAGGATCAACCACGACTAATTCTATAACGGCTGAGTCATTTATAAAGAATGGGGGAGACGGAACAAACTTACTACTAGACGACGGAGCTACAATACCTTTGGCAGATGTTGGTAACCAAAATCTAGAGTCAGTTCTTGACAATGGGAACACAGCTGGCATCGGAATATCATTATATCTTGAAACAGCTGACACTGGGTTATCATCAACATCATTAGATGGTATAGGAATTGCTGGTAGTTCTGACACAAGTATAGGGATTCAGGCGTCTAGTAATAATAAAGCCTTGGAGGTATTATTAAATGACAATACAGTTACTGGAGTTGATATTTCATCAACTACTGGAGCTACTGGAACTCCCTTAAAGGTTACAAAGAATAGCGTTACAAAATTATCTATAAACCAGGAAGGTGAATTAACAGCAGATAAATTAATTAAGGATGGTGGAACACTTAGCGAATTTTTAATGGCTGATGGCTCCGTTACTATAGGTAATGGAGGTGTATACAGTTATGAAATTCACGTTAGCCAAGTTGACGGTAACGATACAACGGGTACAGGGGCCGTACTTAACCCAGTTGCTAGTATAACTAAGGCATTAACCTTAATCACTGGGCAACGTAGAACAATAATTATACATCCAGGTAACTATACCGAAAGTCCATCAATAACAGCTCAGTTCACCGTATTAACCACCTACCAGGCAACTGGAGGAAACACATTAATTACTGGAACAGTAAGCACAAGTACAGGATGTTCTGTATCTGGGTTAAAGATGACAAACCTAACTATTAATGCACCAACAGGTACAGGAAATGTAAATATCCTTAACTGTGACATTGCTGGAACGTTGACAAGAACTAATACAGGTACTTACACACTTATACGTTTCTGTGATATTGGTGTTACAAATATTAATAGTACTTCAGGAACAGTGGCTATCTTTGGTGGTAATCCAAGTTTTATTACAGTTAATAATGCTGGGGCATCAGTACTTGTAAAAAATGCAGTTTGTATTTCCCCTGTGGTGTTAGTTGGTAATACAACTTTTGCAGATTGTATATTAATTTCTACAGGACCCACAACAAATGCACTTACTTCATCGGCTGGGACTTTTATTACTTTAGCAAATAGTCAGTGTGTAATACCAACATTTCAAAATGTTTCTAGAGTCTCTTTAAGTGGATTCTATTCAATACTTAACTGTGTTTATGATAAACCAAACTCAACATTAGTTGCAACATCAGGAACTGGTGGTACTACTAACTCTATTGGTTATTCTCAGTATATAAATGCCGATAAGTTTATAAAGCAAGGGGGTACAGGTACAAATGTATTATTAGATAATGGTAATACTATAGCGGTATCTACAATAGACGGTACTGTTACAAGCGTTGGAGTGTCTATGCCTTCTGCATTTACAGTTACAAACAGCCCAGTAGAAACAAGCGGAACCATTGCAGTCACTGGAGCTGGACTGGCATCACAGTACATAAGAGGTGACGGACAGTTGGCATCATTCCCAGATATAGCAGGTGGTGGTGGTGGACAGGTCTACTACTGTAATGGGGGAACATCACAGGGGACTATAGGTGGCAGCGCCTTCTATCAGATATCAACTGGAGCAATTCTATCTGCAGGTGTTGATTTCACATCAGGAACAGCTAACAACGTAGCGTTTGCAAACTTTATAACAGATATAGGAAAGCCTACACAGGAGGTAGTGCCTGCAGGTGTTTGGATATTTCAGTGCTACCTATCAGCATCTTCTACTAATAATTTAGAGGTTTACGCAACTGTTGAGGTTTATAATGGATCTACATTTAATGTGTTAGCCACATCTTTGGTTGAGGTACTGACTAGAGGAACAAGTATTGATCTGTACACTTTCACATGTGCTGTTCCAGAGTTTGACCCACTTATACCAGCTGACAGGATAGCTATCAGGTTTTACCCATCTAACTTAAGTGGAGGAAAGACTATTACATTACACACACAGGACTCTCACCTGAGCTCTATACAGACAACATTTACAACGGGACTTGCATCGTTAAACGGACTCACATCTGCATCACAACTATTTGCAACAGGTACATCAGGAAATGACTTTAATGTTAATTCAACATCTGCTACACACACCTTTAATATTCCAGATGCATCATCTGCATCGGGTAGAAGGGGTTTGTTAATAGCAAACGACTGGACAACATTTAACAGTAAGGAGCCTGCAATAACTATAGGAACTACAGCTCAATACTGGAGAGGTGATAAGTCATTTCAGACATTGAATACGTTAGCAGTACCTGAACTTACTAATCTTTACTATACAGATTCAAGATCAAGACTAGCACTATCTTCTAGCGCAACAGGTCTAACATACACTAACACAACAGGAGTATTTAGTCTTACATCAGGATACTCAATACCCACAAATACATCTCAGACAAGCTGGGATACGGCCTACACAAGTAGGATAGCTACATTCTCAGTTACTGGGAATAGTGGTGCTGCTACATTTAGTGGTAACACACTTAACATACCAACATATACAATAGCTGGTCTTGGTGGCGCTGGACTAGCATCTGCAAATGATTTTACAAATTTGAATACATTTACTAATATTCAAGATGACGATGCTGTAGTAACCATAAGTAATTCATTGTCAGGTGGAGGACTATCTATATCTGCTGGCACTGGAACATCTGCCTATATAGCTTATGGAATAGAGGGAACATCTATAGGTATAAAATTATATGGAGACTCTACTCAAAGCGGAGTTCCATTAGTTATTTACGATGGAAGCGGATTAAAGGCTCAAATTAGTAGCTCTGGAGTTATTTTAGGTTCTCAATTAATAGTCTCTGGTGGTCTTACAACTGGATTTCTTAAGGCAAATGGTGATATAGATTCTAATACATATTCACCTTCGCCTACAACTATAACATCATTAACTACAAACCTTATAAGTGGTAGTACACATACTCATGCAATAACACCATCACTTGGGCTTATAGGTAACGGATCAGCACAGTATCAAGTGTTAGTTACTGGAGCAACTCCATTTACACCTACATGGACATCATCTACTAATCTATATGGAGCTAGTGGATTAAACTCGTTAGCATACGCATCCACATCATTTGTAAAGATGACTGGAACTAACACATTCACATTAGATACTAATTCTTATGCTACTGGATCTGGAACGGCCTCTGGAACTAATACTGGTGATGAGACTGCTGCTAGAATAGGCACTTTAATAAATGGATCTGTAACTGCGGTTCCTAATGACGCAGACTATGTAGCTACATCTGATACGTCTTTACTTAAAAAGATAACGTGGACAAGTATAAAGGCATTCTTAAAGACATACTTTGATGCCTTGTATTCTGATAGAGTTTATAACATTACTATATCAAGCACTAGCAATATAGATACTAATTCAACTGGAAGTTATAATTCAGTGTCTGGTTATGGACAGAATGGAAGAAATGTTATGATACAGAATTCAACGACATCTATTAATATTACATGCCTAAGTTCATCCACAACAGATTTTATTGCAACATATACTAAGCTAAGTTTATTTGGAGTAAACATAACATTTGTAGCTGGAACAACCCCATCTGCGGTTACGCTTGTAACTGTTGCTGGGGCAAACCAAATTACAGGTAATCCTGGTAGTACAGCATTACTTACAAGGACTGGAAACACGTATTATTTACTAATAAATAATATATAGTATGAATCCAGCGGTAAACTTTTTAGCCAGCGCAAAGGTTAGTAAGACATATATACCTACTCCAGTTCAGATAGGTGAGCAGATATGGGACCAGAAGAATCTTGATACTGCATTCTATAGCGATGGAACTCCAATACCTAATGTTACTTCAGGATGGAACAGTTTAACTACAGGAGCTTGGAGATACTATGGAGACAGTGCTGCCAACGGGGCTATATATGGTAGGCTGTATAATCACTATGCTGTAATTGGAACTAGTAGTAGTGGAACTAAGTCTTTAGCCCCTGCTGGGTGGAAGGTAGCAGAAACATCTGACTGGGCTACACTTATAAGTTACTCACAGACAACCCCAACTGTAATGTTAACTGGTGTAAATAAGTTAAGGGAGACTGGTACTGCATACTGGTTATCAGGAAATACTGGAACTAACACTAGTTTATTTTCAGCTCGTGGAGGTGGTATTGTAAATAATACCCCAGAATCTGTGCAACTTCTTACTTATGGATACTGGAGGACTCAAGATTCTAATGATATTAAAAGAATAGCGTATAATAGTAATAACATTTCAGCTCCAGTTTCTTTTAGTTTAACATTAGGTTGCTCTGTTAGGCTTATTAAAATTCAAACCCCAGTTACAGGGCTTACGACTAATACTGTAAGTGGGCAAACGCTTACTTCAATAACTACTGGCGGAACGTTTAATCTATCTACATTCCCATATTCAAGTATTACGGATAAGGGTATTGTGTATGGAACAAGTCCTAACCCAACATATACAAGTAATAATATAATCCCAGCTAGTGATCCAACTGTAATATCTAACTTTAGTATAACTATTTCATCGCTTCCTTCTAATACTGGATATTTTATTAGAAGCTATGTTGTCAGTGGAGGAGTTAGGTACTACGGAACAGAGGTATCAGGATCAACTGGAACTGGAACTATGACTTTAAGTACTACAGATGTATATGCGATAGAGTATACAACTGCAATATCTGGAGGAGATATAACTAATGATGGAGGATCAGCAGTAATTGCAAGGGGCGTGTGTTGGAGTAGTTCAACTTCATCTCCAACGATAGCAAATTCTAAAACTACTAATGGAACAGGTACTGGGTCATTTACTAGTAGCATGACTGGACTTACACAGAATACGCACTATTATGTTAGGGCATATGCTACAAATTCTATTACAACAAGTTATGGCGCAGTAAAACAGTTTGATACAATTGACGCAACTATAACACTAACAACTACATCTGTAGGATCTAACTTTACCTTTACAACTGCTATAAGTGGTGGTACTATTACGGATGTACCTGATACTGAAGTAACACAGAAGGGTATATGTTGGAGTACGTCTAGCAATCCAACAACTAGCAATTCTAAGACAACAGAAGGAGCTTCATATATATTAAACGAACCATTTAGTAGTACAGCAACAGGAATGTATCCTGGAACTCCATACTTTATAAGATCATACGCTACTAACGCGTATACTACATCTTATGGAGATGAAGCAACTGTTACTACAGCAACACCAAATATAAGTATTACAACAGATACAATATCAAACTTAAATGCAATAAGCGTTTCGTGTGGAGCTACAGCGATATCAAATCCTGATGTATATACAATATCACAGGTTGGTTTTTGTTGGGGATTAACTTCAGATGTGACAAAAGGAGCAAGTAACTTCGTGTCAAATGGAGCTTTAGTTACTGCGCCATTCACTTTAAATACTGGAAACGTTTTAGCTCCACAGACAGGATACTTTATTAGGGCATACGCAATTATTAATTCACTTTCTAATTATATAGTGTACGGAAGTTCTACACCATTATTTACAACATTATCAGCTACTCCAACAGTTACAACTAACGCAGTCACAGCTTTTAACGCTCAAAGCATAACAGCTGGAGGTAGTGTTACTCTAACTAATGGCATACCAGTATTAGATAAAGGTCTGTGTTGGGATTTATATCCTAATGTTCCAGTAAAAGTAGCGGGTAAATTTGTAAGCGCAGGGGCTGGAGAAGGAACGTTTTCAGGCGCATTAATAACTGGATTAACGTTTGGACAACATTATAATATACTAGCTTACTCAACTAATGGTTATGGAGCAGGATTATATTATGCAAGTAATACAATTGATCAAACAACATATACACCAAATATAGTAATAGAAACGGTTACAGATACAAATCCTTTCCCTTTAAGTATGACATGTGGAGGTAATGGCATAGTAGATGATGCTGCATATCCAATAACAGAAAAAGGATACTGCTACAGTTCTTCTGTAAATCCTCCAACGATAGCAAATACTAAAGTATTAGCGTCTCCTCAAACTGGAACAGTTTCATTTACAGCAAATACTGGAAACATGCTTACACCTAATGTTAGTTATTACGTTAGAGCCTACGCATTAAACTCTACAACTGGATTCGTAGATTATGGTTCTACAGTAACAGTTTTAACACCTAATGATAATGCAACTGCGACGATACCAGTTATTAATAATGTTACACAATACACAGCTGATGTAGCCTATAGTATTGGGGCTGGAACATATTACACAACTGGAACTAGAGGTATTTGTTATACTATAGCCCCTATTGTTCCAACAATTGCAAATGGGACTGTAGTTTCAGTTTCATCTCCTCCTGGAGCATTAGCAGGGTCTTTTACAATTACATTAGACCCTTTAGTTCCGTTCACACAGTATAACTTTAAATCATTTATAACAAATTCCGCTGGAACTGTTTATTCACAAATGTCAACTGCAACAACATTATTTGCACCTGTAATTAAGAATGCATACTCACTAAGAAAAGTGGTGCCAGGATATACAGGAAGTGCTATAAGATGTAGAAATGCAGCAGGGTCTTTAGCAAATATACCTTTTAATGCAGATGGTAGTTTAAATACAGTTGCTTTACTTGCACATACTGGAGTGTCTGCTTCAAGTCAAGGCACTGTTGAAACTTGGTACGACCAGAGTGGAACTAATAACATGACTATAGCTGTTGTTTTTAGACCGTGTTATATTGTATTAAATGGAGTTTTACAGATCAAAAACAATAAACCAGCTATTTTTTGGAATGCTGCAACAATTGCATATTTTAGAACATTAACAACTGGGTCGTGGCAGGTAAACAACTTGTCTATATTTATGGTGTCGTCTACTACTAGCACAGCAGAGGCGCAGTATGGATTACAACTTGGTAATATGATTTTTCCAAGACCAAATACAACGACCGACTTTATAAAGTACTCTGCGTCTAATATAGCAATAACATTAGGAACTAGTTCAACAGCTATTAAATTAGATAGTACTCTAACAACTTCAACTAATATTTCAGCTTGGAGAAATAACGGTAGTGTTGTAACTTTTACAGGAACAGATACTACTACTGCAACTGTTCTTTACTTTGGAGCAAATCTTGGAACTGGAAATAATAAATTTAGTGGAACAATACAAGAGCTTATAATATATGCTGGTAATGTAGATGGGGATTTAAATACTTTTACAACTAGAAATACAATATCAAGTGAAATAATGGGTTACTACAACATAACGTAAAACAAAATAAGATGATAACAATTAACACAAAGAAAGAGATTGAGATTAGGAATGCTACCTACGAGGTAATAGATAGCAAGGTGGTAACACTGTCAGTGCAAAACATAACACAGGACAGGAACGGAGTGGCTGCCAATGGGTTCTACTACTACACCACAGATGATGGTAACATAGTAAAGCTAAAGGATAATAGAACGTATATGTCATGGGAAGAGATTGAGGAGGTCGAGTTTAATAACCTAAAACCTATGACAGATGTGAACTACAAGGAGGCTAACTATGAGAGGTTAAAGGAGTTTGTTGTATTGAAGTTAACAGAGGAGTCTGGCAAGAACTTTGGTATATTAATGGAGGATTGGAATCTAGATGCGTAATTTAGATTATTTATTAAATAAAATAATATCTCGCAAGTTATTGGTATTTGTAATAGCTTGCGTGGGATTGTTTGGCGGGAGTTTAACCTCTTCAGATTGGGTTATTATCGCAACTGCGTATATTAGCGTACAAGGCGTAATGGATATATTAAAAAAATAAATATATATTATGAAATTAGATACCAACGGTTATTTACTTATAACAAAATTTGAAGGATTTTCCGCTGTACCGTATCTGTGTTCAGCTGGCGTGTCCACGATTGGGTATGGTTCAACATTCTATACCGATGGGGTTAAAGTTACAATGAAAGACTCCAAAATATCCGAGACCCAGGCATTGGTAATGTTTAAAATAATTGCAGATGAGTTTGCGACAAAGGTATTAAAACTATTAAAGCAGGACGTAAACCAAAACCAATTTAATTCTTTAGTATCTTTTGCATATAATTGTGGCGTAACTAATTTTGCAAAAAGCACATTGCTTAAAAAAGTAAATATTAATGCAGATGATCCTGCAATACGCTATGAGTTTTTAAAATGGAATAAAGCAAAAGGAAAAATAATAGTAGGTTTAACAAGAAGAAGAAATGAAGAAGCTCGTATTTATTTTAGTTAGTATTTTATTAGTATCGTGCGCTTCTAGAAAAGTGCAGGTTAATAATACAGAAACAAAAACAGATAGCATAGTTGAACGTAAAGATACTGTGGTTATAAAAACAATCGATAGTATATTTATTAAAAAAGACGTATCTATTGACGAAATAATAATAACTCCGCTGGATACATGCAGATCATTTATGGTAGATGGCAAACTCTATAAAAACGCTATTATAACAATAAAAAAAGTTAAAGACAATAGTTTATACTCTAAAAAGAAAACAATGACTTTAAACGCGTCTAAAACACAAAAGAACCATACTACCAAAGCATCTGTTATAAAGACAAAACAAATAGATAAAAAAAGTAATTTAGCTTTGTATCTTGTTGTTTATATTTTATTTGCTATAGTGTTATTTGTAGTATATAGATACTTAAGTAAAATTAGTATATTAAGGTTGTTCGGTTAAAAAATAAATTTTGTGCGTAATAATAGCAATATAATCAAATTAAATTAAATCAAATAAATATGTCAGACGCAATTGTTAAGAACCTTAGTTTTGGCGATGATGCCAAGAATAAGGTTTTTGAAGGTATTACAAAATTAACTAGAGCTGTTAGTTCTACATTAGGGGCTAGTGGTAAATGTGTAATGTTAGAAGATGGAGGAGGTAATCCTGTTATTACTAAGGACGGTGTTACTGTAGCAGATAGTGTTATACTATTAGACCCTATTGAAAACATGGGAGCAAGGCTTTTAAAAGAAGCAGCTAGGAAAACAGTTAAAGAAGCCGGAGACGGAACTACAACCGCAACGGTATTAGCCCACTCTATTTTATCAGAAGCTTACCAAATTAAAGATACTATTAGTTCAAGAGAACTTAAAAGCGGTATTGAAACCACTGTTGAAAAAGTAATTGAGTATTTAGAATCAATCGCTGTGCCAGTCACAGGTACAATGATTGACCAGATTGCTACAATCTCAACAAACAATGATCCTATATTAGGTAAGATTATTGGGGATGCTTTTAGGGCGGTTAACGAAACGGGTATTGTTATGATGGAATCTTCATCACTTGCAGAGACTGAAATTGAAATATTAGATGGGGTTCAATACGACAAAGGATTAGTTAACTCTCATTTCATCACTAATCAAACAAAAAAGACTGCTGAACTAGATAATCCGCAAATATTGATTATCGAATCACCAGTTGAAAATATTAGACAAATACAATCAGTATTAGAATATATTATAAAAACTAATAAATCTTTATTAATTATCGCAGACGTAGAGCCGGCAGTTATATCGGCGCTAGCAATGAATAAAGTTAAAGGCAATATTAAGGTTAACGTTATCAATGCGCCTACTTATGGTATAAGTAAAAAAGATATGCTGTCAGATTTAGCTTTGCTAACAGGAGCAACTGTTATTAATGAAGACTTAGGTGACGATATGGATTTAATCCAGCCGGAATACTTAGGTTCATGTTTAAAAAGCATAACTAGTGACGGGGATACCATATTGCAAGTTGGCGAACCAAACAAAGATGTTACAACATTAATAAACGAAATAAAAGCGAAGTTATTAGATAACAATCCACCAGGAGAAGTTATTAGATTAGAAAGAAGACTAGCTAGGCTTTGCGCAAAAGTAGCAATTGTAAAGGTTGGTGCTAATTCAGATATTGAATTAAAAGAAAAAGCAGATAGAGTTGAGGACGCAATTTGTGCAACTAAAGCAGCAATTAAAGAAGGGATTATTCCTGGAGGAGGTATTGCGTTACTCGATGCTTCAGAAATTATTAGTTCAGAGTCAAAAGGAGAGACTGCTTTATTAAATGCAATTACCGCTCCGTTCTATACTATTTTAAGGAATGCTGGAATTGACACAATACCAAGTAACAGAAGAGTAGGTTTCGGATTAAATGTTATAACCAATAAAACGGTTAATATGATTGAAGCTGGAATTATTGATCCATTATTAGTTACTAAGTCAGCATTAAGAAATGCAGCATCAGTTGCTGTTACAATATTATCAACCGATTGTGTAATAAATAATTTGAGGATTAATGAAGGCAATAGGTAATAATATAATCATACTACCAAAAAAGGTAGTTACAGATAAAACAAAAGGGGGTCTTATTTTGATTGAAAAAGATAAAGAAGATATTCGATATAAAGAAGCGGTAGTTGTTTCAGTTAGTGAAGATATAAAAGCAGTTGTTGAAGGAGATGAAATATACTACGATAAACACGCTGGTCATGGAATAGAGTTTGAAGGCAATAAGTATACTATTATAAAGTTACAAGATATTGTTGTAGTATTATGAAACGGTTCGAGGCTAAGGATATAAAAGAACTTAACCTATTAAAGAATTATAGGATAATACGTAAATGGGCTTGCAGGACAAATGATCTAACAGATGCCGATTTAGAATTGCTAATATACTTTGATTGTATGGACTTCTTTACAAAGCAAGATTTTAAAATAGGTACATATTCATATAGTTGGGATAATAGACGATGGAACTCTTTATTAAAAGAAGGATGGATAGTCGTTTGGAGGCCTAGAAATCATACA